CCCTTGGGGGAACCTGAGACCATCAGCAATGGTGGTTCGGACGCAGTAAGATACCCCGAGAGGGGGCATTATCGAGTCCGATTGGGAGCAATCCCTTTTCTCGAAACTTGACTCCACTTGCAGTGTCTCCGTGGAGTACACTTTGATTATGGAGGTTTATCAAATATGCCGCGAGGTTTGTTCAGACGTGGATACATAGCGTTCCTCTATCGATTCCTTAATGGTTTCGTGGAGGATAATCCGAATCGGCCGCGTAAGCGGAAGGCTCGGCCACCTAAAAAGGTGAGGAAACCCAAAAGTCCGTTAATTCGGTCTCCGGGTCCTACGTTTCGTGTCCGCGTTAAGACCGTACCTAATGAAGTTAAGCTTTCAACTAACTTCAAGGTAGGTGAATGGTGGAAATTGGTCGGAGGAACTTGGATCAAACACTTCGATCAGTTTGCCCAAATTACCAACCCGTATAAAAGTATAGTGCATACCCAGGACTATAAAAATCCTGGGCCACCGTACCGAACGGGCGGTCCCTTCACATCTGTGAAAGTGAACCTACTTCCTTTAAGGATAACGGGTCTCGGAAACTATAAGTCTAACACCACCTTGAATTTCGGTGATGGTAGCTTTTTCCGTGAGTACCGGGGTGGGTTTACAAGCCCATCTTTTTCCGGTGTGGACTTTACTGATTCGCAATATGCGGACCAGAAGTTTCTCATCGGGGATGTTTCCGGTTTCGTCCCGTCATTAGCAGCATATTACGGCGCGGTCGATAAGAGACTTCGACCAAAACTCAATCATGCCAATCTGGGTCAATCCTTTGCGGAAATCCGCGAGATACCCAGCATGCTGCAGGGGACCGCCAAGGACTTCCGGGATTACTGGAAGTTCGTTGGAGGTTCCTCTAGCAGCAAGCGGATGTCCCCTAAGGGGGCATCTGATAGCTTTTTGAGTGCCAGCTTCGGCTGGGCTCCTTTTATCCGAGATATTCTCGACGTTTGCAACGTTGTTGTGAACTACGACACTTTCGTGCGAGATACAACTAATCGCAACGGCAAGTGGGATCATCGGAGCGCCGTCCTTGAAGAGACAGACGATATCACGGTCATCTCGAGCGGTACTGGTCAAAAAGTTCAACCAGTCTCCGTTTTCTTTGATGATATGATGGTACCGGGAGCGACGTGGACTAAACGTTTTCAGTATACCCAACACCTTATTCGTAGGGTTTGGGCCGCTGGCGACTATAAGTTCTATCGCCCGTCGTTTGACATGTCACGCTCAGACTATGATTCCGGTTGGAATCAAGTACGTCGTTTATCGACTATTCTGGGTACCGATGTGTCACCGGCTCTTCTCTGGAAGATAACTCCTTGGACATGGTTAGCTGACTGGTTCTTCAACATTGGTAACGTCATTGAGACGGCCACTGCTGCTGGACAAGACGGCGTTGTGTCCAAGAATGTGTTCCTCATGTACAGCTGGCACAAGGAGTTGGCCCTTTTACAGGAGTTCAACTTCAATAGCCGGCCGTGCTCTTTCGAGTTTAGACGTATTGTCGACTCGAAACAGAGAGGTCATGCACAAACTCCATATAGTTTCGGCCTGCAGCCCGGCAATTTGTCGAGCATGCAATGGTCGATCCTTGGTGCGCTTGGTATTTCTAAGTTCACTTAGGATCTATTGGCCGACTGAGTCAAGGTACGCTGGATTTGGGACCCAGCGTCACTGCGGTCGGTTTAACCCCTATTAAATCTGGAGGTCAACCACAATGTTCGCCGATCCAATCACTATCACTTTACCTACGGGTGGTGCTAAAGTCATGGCACGACAGTCTACCAACGGAACTTCCGCTGTGTATGCTACTAGTGATGGGCTTTTTACGCTCACCATTAGTCACCAGAACGTGAACAAGAATAATCAAGTTTACGTTCGAACTGTGTCGCGTCTTGACCAGAAGAAGGTCGTCGCTGATCCGCTAACTGCGGTCAACGACTACCAGACACTGACGACCTACACCATAGAGGAGAGACCAAGTTTTGGTTTCACCAATACGGAGGTCAAGGACCAGCTATCCGGGTATCAAACCTGGCTAGTACTAACCGCAACTCAGGATAAACTCCTGGGAAGGGAGTCTTAAATGCCTAAGGAAAAGACATCTAAGTCTGATCTTGAGACCCATCTCATTAACTTTCTCGCGATTGCCACCTCTAAAGGTGGTAGGCGCGAAATTGAGAAGGTCTTTGGCCGAAAGCGCACAACAGTTGTCCTCTCGACAGCGGAGCTTTTATCCGCTTTTCTTGAGGGCCTGCCAGCGTTAGACGCTAAGCATTTGGAACTGGATTAGTCTAACGACGATCCAATCCCCTGAAGTTGGAGTGACGTGATCTCGGTCTGTTATGGATCGGGAGGCGATCAACGTGGCTTGATACCTTTCCTCTATGAGGTGGTATGAAAAGCAACGTAAGTGACTGCCTAGATTTAGTGGAGCGCATCTATATAGATGCTACTTCACTTTGCTCCGCTGATGTCTCTGATTTACGTGATCTAAAAACAATACGATCACGTGTCAAAGATGAGGGATTGTCGTTTTTGACCATCACTCTTCCAACCTTTTGCAGTGACCTTGAACAGGCACTTGCACGAGGTTTTATTGACTCAAAGCACTTCCTTCGTTTTCGGAAGTGCCGAGCGATTCCGCATTTTATGCGCGGGATGCTCAGTCTTATCTTTGACAGCGAGACTGGAAGGATCTATGATGAAAATTCTCGTAATGCAAGCGTTATTCCCTCTGTTGTTAGGTGTATTAGGCAGATTTGCCTTACCTTCAAGAAAGTGGAACTTAACTGCACTCCCTCGCGGGAGAAAGCAGCGCTTGAGAACTTTATCAATGTTGAACACACCTTTGATGTGTTTGAGGTGCCGAGCGAAGAACGCCGTTATTTTGACGACGTTAATCGTGTGCTATGGAGTGATATGCTACGTGGTTTACACGTTAGCAAACTTACTCCTAGGCACGGTCCCGGCGCTACCGCCGATCGTATCTCCGGTAATCGGAAGTACGTGTGGCGGAGTTGGTATGAGCGACTTGAGCCTTACTTTCCGATTATTGGCTTCGGATATTTAGTTTCCGAGGACAGTGAACGGATGCTCAAGGATGTTACGTTTGTACCGATTGGTCATGAGCTTCCCGTAAGGGTTACTCTTGTGCCTAAGACTCTCAAAGGTCCCAGGATCATAGCTATAGAGCCCTGCTGCATGCAGTACACGCAACAAGGGATTCGGGACGCTCTTTATGAGCGCATCGAATCATACCGGTTCACATCTGGGTCGGTTAATTTTTCCGACCAATCAGTGAATCAGAGCCTGGCTATGAGTGCTTCGATCGACGGTCAATTAGCAACGATTGATCTTTCTGATGCCAGTGACCGGGTTCCCCGGGATCTTGCGTTGGGGATGTTTGATAGCAACCCTGATTTAAGGGATGCTATTGAGGCATGTCGATCCACACACGCTTTGCTTCCAGATGGCCAAATTATTGGTCCGTTGAAGAAGTTTGCGTCTATGGGTAGTGCTCTCTGTTTTCCTATTGAAGCCATGTACTTTTACACAATATGTGTAATGGCTTTGCTTAGGGAGATGGACCTTCCTGTGTCCACTCGGTCTTTACTTAAAGTGAAACCGATGGTCCATGTTTACGGGGATGACATTGTTGTTCCCGTTGCATATGCGGATGCTGTTCTCGATCACCTGCGAAAGTACAATTGCAAGGTGAACACCTTTAAGTCTTTCGTAACCGGGAGGTTCCGAGAGTCCTGTGGTGTTGACGCTTACGGCGGGGAAGAGGTCACTCCGACCTACATCCGTCGCATGCGCCCGTGGAACAGGCGGCAAGCATCTCAGATTATATCTTGGGTGTCGACTGCCAATGACTTTTATCTTAAGGGTTATTGGCGGACGGCGCAACACATGTTTTCATGTGTTGAACGTATTCTTGGGCCTTTGCCCTACGTTTCCTCAAATTCTGAGGCGCTTGGCCGTGTATCGTATCTTGGGTATCGGACCGTCGAAAGATGGTCTGAAAAACTCCATCGCTTTGAAGTAAAAGCGTGGGTTCCAAGGCCAGTACGTCGCACTGATGTACTGGACGATCACGGCGCTCTGATGAAATCACTCCTGAAGCTCGAGGGTTTAAATGACCCTTGGGCCTCTCGGGATGAGCGTCATCTCGAGCATTCCGAACTTAGCGGCGAAGTTGCAATACAACGCCGCTGGGTCCCGGCTACCTAGCCGGGCGGGGCTTGTGCCCCTGGGTTTCCTCAAAGACCCCTTGTGGGTGGTCTTTGCAGTGCGGAAACCCCGCCCATGCAGTGCGGAAACCCCGCCCATGCAGT